ACTTAGCTATACTAATGTTTAGTTTACTTACTTGTTTATCAGCTCTTGGTTTATATAAATTTCTATTACAAGCCATTACTGCTAAGCCGCTACTTATTGAAGCATCGTGCTTTGTTCTTTTGTTTATGTCAAACTTTGCCCAATCATTTAAAGTTTCGTTAAAGTACATTGTACCATAAGTGCCATCTTTTAAATGACCAACGTGATCATTAATATACATTTCAATAGCAGCAGCGTGCGCTTGCTTTATATCTTCACTAGAGTTTGGCATACCACCTATTTCTTTTTCTGTTGTAGATAGCTTATTCCAAACCTTATCAGGTCTGTTCATACTAAATCCTCTATACCCTCTTCTTTTGAAATGATATAATAATCTTGGTTTGTTATTCTCTGCTAGTATTGGCATACCGTAAAACACGCAGGCCATTAATACGTCTTCAAAAAATATTTCTGCGGTTTGTGGTCTAGCAATATATTCTAGGAAAAAAGTATTAGCCGGCGCTGATTCCATACTAAACTTAGTTAGTCCATGAAGAGATCCGTTGGATCCTCTACCATCAACAGTACCGCTAATATCATAACTATCGCAGCCAAAAGCCCCAACGTGCTCATTTCCTGGGTATTTAATTCCATTTTTAAGTATCACTCTATTTTGAAGATTTCTATCTGGAACCCAACTAACTTTAAATCTACCATTCGGATCTGGTGTAAATATAACTTGAGTATCTTTTATACCGTTAACCCACTGGAAGCTCCCGGTTGTTACAACGCTAGAGTTTCTATGACCTTCATTGTAGTCTATCTGCTCATATATTTTAGTTAGATTAAATAGACTATTTTTAGTCTCATCTCTAAAAGCGTGTTCTTCTGTTCTTGGAAACTGACGATAAAACTCGTTTAAAGCATCCTGGTCGTCTTTTAAGCCATCAACTTCATTTTCCCAATGATCTATAACCCCAATGTCTATTAGTTCACCGTCTGGTCCATAAACATCTCCTCCTGGAGTAGTGAAGACAGGTCGTCCATGTTCATCAATAAATCCTTCAAAGTTCCATTCCATTGGAATAAACAAAGCATATAAACCAGATTTTGTTTGACCATTTCTATTTCGCTTTGTGACATCACTGTCGTTATATATTTTTTTGTAATTATCGCCACCTTTGTCTAGCGCGTTGCTAGTTGAGCCCATCATACACTTACCAATAATTCTACTACCCAGTCTAAGACATGTTTTTGTTACGCGCCAGTTGTTTAGTATATTATCTGGCTTTTCCCACTTACCACTTTCATCGTGTACTAATAAATCAAGCTTTTCACCATCATAACTGTTATCCCCAGTATTCTTCCAGTCTATTGTCGTATCAAGACCAACAAGTTCTTCAAGCTTTTCTTTAGATGTAATTTTTCTACGAGTAAGTTTACTAGCTGGAACCCTATAAGCCAACTCTGACTTAGGTCTATCCATACCATCTTGTATAGGTTTGAAAAAGAAAGGATAGTTAATCGATATAGGTACAACCTTGTCTGTAAACATTTTTTTAGCATCTGACCCTGACTTTGATAATATTCCAAACCTAGCGTCACTAGAAAGCGTTGCTTGATTTACTGTTTCTGCAGAACTCATAAATGAAAAACCAGAACGTCTGTTTTTAAGATAACACATGCCATAGCAGCGTTTATCAGCTTTGCAGGCCTCCCAAAATATAAAGAATAATCTATTAGCTTCACGGAAGTCTGGTGAGCCTACATCTATCTTGCTCCATTGCAAATACATATAATGGCTACCTGGAATCCAAGTTGACTGACCACCATTGTTAAACCAAAAACCTTGATCACGACGTTTAAACTCTTCGTCTATATAATCGTACCAACGCTCTTTAGCTTCTTCTGGATAATCTCTCCAGTCAAATATAGTTTTAAGTTTAGCTAGTTCTTTAGGATATTCAAAACGCTTCCACTTGTTTTGTTCATTAGAGTATACTTGTTTAGGCTCTTTTGGTAAAGCTATTTTTAAACCTTGTATTTCATATATATCACCTATTTGACCAGTCTTAGATATTACTACAACGTCATTTTCCTGGTTGTAACCATAATCCCATCTCTTAGACTTGTTAAGTCTAGCAATAGTATTACGCTTAACTGGTTCTATTATTTTATATAAGGTCTGTTCGTACATTATTTAGATCTACCTTCTGCAAAACCTTTAAATACTCTCTCTTCTTTTTTATCAGGTTCTTTACCTTCTAACGCGTTCTCTTCTTCTTGTATGCGATTGAGTATTTCAAAAGCATCAAATATAGCTAACTTTTTTGTAGCAGCAGCGTTTTTTAATCTATCAGCAGAGACATCGTCTTCAGTGTTAGTTATTATTTGCTCTTCAGCAACTTTTATTAACTCTTCAACTGCTTTGCGTCCAGCTCGGATTATATTCTTCTTCGTCTCCTTGATACTCATATTTAATTGTAATAAAATTACTGTATACCCTATATAGTCTTTGCCCGTCAATAACAAACTCGTATTCGCTATTAGGCTTAAAGCCTACTAAATCTCCTACACACACGCTACCATCAGTATATTTAACAACGCCTATTAAAGATCTTTCTTTAGATTCGTCAAACAGTTTTGTAGCTTTCAATGGTTTAATAAAACAATAGCCTTTTAGCCCTTTCCATTTAGCATTAGAACGCTTATAGGCGAATATCTGATCTTCTTTAACCAAATACTTATTATCTCTAAAATAGCTTCTACTGTTTTTTTCTTGACCTTTAATATTGTGCCATCTTCTAAAAACATTATGATGTACAATAACAGTATCTCCATCTTTTATTTCACCGCTATAGTTTATAGGTGTAGCTAAAACTGTTGCGTGTCTATTTACGTATTGATGATTGAATATCTCTGTGTTGACAAGTAGTTCTTTGCCTTCAACGTCAACACTGTTGTTATATCTATTACCTTGAGGCTCTATTATAAAATCATTCAATGAACGCATTAGTATTCTAAATTATATTCTATTGATACAGCCATGTTTTTATTAAAATCTTTCCAAGGTAAAACATCTTTGTTTTTACGTATATAAATAGAGTATTTGTCTTTTTCTTCTATTATGTCGCATATAGTATGACCACCATACACTTCCTGCCCAACAGAATAGTGCATGGCGTCAATCTTGTAATCTTTACCTATTGTAATCTTACGAATTAACTTGCTCATTTTCTGGGTATTTAATTCCTCCAGTATTGATGTCAATATCAATTGTACCGTAAGTTTTTTCTAAATTCTTCTGTACCTCTTGAAGTTTTTGATTAACAACGTCTAGCTCATGCAATAGCGCGTGCTTTCTAGCTTCAATGTTACCTATTTCTAACTTACCTTGATTCATCATAGATATGATTGCTTGAATCTCTTGTAGTTCTTGGTCGGTAATTTTTTCTGGTCGAAGGTTAGTTACCTTCGGAGTCTTTCTTTTTGCCATGATTTAATTTAATTTTATTAGTAATTATAAATATAAGTTCTATTAACTTATTCCGTGTTCGCTCAATAAGTGAGCTGTTATTTTATCTTGATCACCAGAAGATAAATCTGTATCGTATATTACTGCTTCATAAAAATCCATATCTGAACTTCCATCAGCTATTTTTGAAAAGTCAAAAAGATTGGATATACTTGTAGCGGCAGAGCCTGTGACAGTTTCATTTATAGTGCAAACAATCACGCCGTTAGTTCTTCTAACAAGTTTTATTAAAATCTTACCTACTGGAACAGACGCGTTTAACGCTATGCTATAGGCGGCGCTATTAGCAACAAATCTAACCGTTCTAGCATCTCCACCTGGATATAGCTCAATCGAGTCTGTCGTGTCAGATACACCAATTACAAACTCATCTCTAGCACCAGCTTCTACTACGTCCATAACTACAAATATAGTAAAGTTACTCAAGCTTAACGCGTCTCCACCTGTTGATAGATCATTACTTGCAACAGTCGCAAACGTTAATTTACCATCTGAAGAGTTATAAGGTATTTGTCCAGTGTTTGATAAGTCCATATCTTGAACTGTATTTCCACTAGAGTCTTCCCAACCAATAACAAAACCTTTGTCTAAAGTTATACCAGTTTTAAACTTATACCAAGCTTTTATCCCAGCAAACGAGGCTAAGTTTATACCAGATGGTCTATTTGACTTTATAATTCCTAGTCCTAGTCCTAACATTATTTTTTATAAGCGATGAATGTTTCTCCAGCAGCTACTGTTATAGCTGTTATATCACCGTATACTACTGTTCCGGCTGTATACGTGACGCCTGAATAAGTTCCAGTTCCATCAGCCACAGTAAATACAGTAGGCGTACAGTCAGTTATAAACTGGACCGCGTAAAAGCTCCCTGTTGTTGCTGTAGCTCCAGTTGTGATAACAGAACCCATACGACCTATCGCCGTGTCTTCTAAGAATAATTTTGCCATTTTATTTTTTTACTTTTTCAATTGAGCGTCCACCAAAGTAGGCCCCAATTACAGTTATTAAAACTAATTGTAAAAGATCAACCCATTTGTCTTCTACATTAAACATAATCACACCTGCATCAATGAAAATTAGCAGTGTAGTTGATATTACTAACCAAGCTAGCACTAGTGGACGTATTGACTTGCTTAACCATGAGTCTGATTGCATGTCAGCTTGCCATCTAGCTGTAAC